CATCTACTCCTCCTCGTGGTCGAAGTCGCGGCGCACGTCGCTGGGGATGCGGCGGTCTGCGGCTCGCCGCTCGTCTGCCACCAGCACGACGGATACTTCCCTCGGCTTGCCGCTCGTCTCTGTACAAGTCGAGGAGTCACAAAAAGAGCAGGGCAGGGAGGCCTCTGCGATAGCGGCTACCACCTCGGCGCGGCTCACCCCGCAGGCATCGGCCAGACTACCTGCATATTTCATCGGGTCCGCGCCTTGGTTGAGGATACTCCTGATACCAGCAAACATCTTTGAGGTCTGGGTCGGCGTTCTCGTCATGGTGCCCTCCTGGGTAGGCACAACGTTATGTACCCTTGTAGCTGAAGATTTTGTTCTTGTCAAGACCCAAACAATTTTTTGCTCAGTGGCGTACCCAACCATGGGTTGAGTTTGAGGTAGGCAAGGATTGCCTTCTTTTCATTGGGGACCAGCCCCTCGATCACAGCCTGTGTAGCGGCCCTTTTCAATACGCCGATCGCCTTACCAGTAACCTCGAAGTTCCGTGCGATCTCATCGCCTCGGAGAGCCAGCTTCGCCTCACCGAACCCAGTGATGTCCTTGAAGGTCAGGATACGCTGACGAAAGTTTTCAAAGATCGTGACTGCGGGTCCTGCCGTTTGCGATGCGTGTCCGGCGAGGTCGGCCTCCCGGCACATAAAACCGTCCTCCACAAGACCCCCCATGTGTGCCACATATCGACGCAACGCACGATCGGTTGCATCGGCCTGGGGCCGCAAGTGCTCAGCAACGATCTTTGCAACGTCACAAGTAAACTCGACCGAAAACTTGAGCCGGGTAAGGATCTGGGTGGCCATCATCGCACCAAGCTCCTCGTGATTGAAAAAATGACCACCAGTCTCGTTCATCGAAAAACATTTCGGCTTGGCAATGTCGTGGAGAAAAATAGACCACATCGCCCGAAGAGAGGCACCCCTCTCGGTGCCGTGTTTTACCGCTGCAAGCACATGCTTGTCCACGGCGTATTGATGGTGAATATTATGTTGATCGAAACCGACGCTGGCCTCAAACTCGGGAATGACATAGTCCATCAGTCCGAGGTAGGCGTTCATTTGACCAAGCACCTTGGCAGCATTTTTGCCCATCAGAAGACGGCTCATCTCCTCACCAAGGCGCTCTTGCGCAACGGATGCGACAAGATAACTGAGCTGGCGAATCACCAGCGATGTGGAAGGCACAAGCTCAAACCCAAGCGTAGAGGAAAACCTCACCGCCCTCATCATCCTGAGCGGGTCTTCCACGAAGCGCTGGCGGGGATCGCCCGCCACTCGAATGTATCTACGCAGAATCGCGTCTCGGCCCCCAAAAGGGTCGATGACACCCCCAGTGAGGACGTTGACAGCAATCGCGTTCATGGTAAAGTCGCGCCGCGCGAGGTCCTGTTCGACGGGGAGATAAGGGTCATAGACAACGGCAAAGTCACGGTGCCCAGCTCCAGTGGACCTCTCGGTGCGTGGCAATGCAATGTCAACAGTCTCGTCTCCAAAATTCGCCTTGATCACGCCGAAGCTTTTGCCCACAACGTCGATTTTGGCAATTTTGGACAAGCTGGCGCACAGATCGTCTATGTGGACACCAGCCACAAGGAGATCGATATCCTTCGGGGGCAGGTCCAGGTAGGAGTCGCGTACGCACCCTCCTACGTAGTAGGTCCAGCCACCGAGGTTTTTAACCATCCAAGCGATCTTGTCTGCGTGTGCGTTGTACATGGGAGCTACCCTTCTCATAAATGTAAGGGGATGTCAAGAACTATTTCTCCCAATAGAAGCCGTACACGCACCGAGTACCATTACGGGTGGGGTCGTAGGTGTCATGCACCACGCCATCGATAACTGCAACGAGGTGCCCCGAGCAGCTGACAATGAGGCGTCCAGAGGGCAGCTCAAGCCCCTTCAGGTGAACAGTGCAGCCGGTCCCGATGCCCATGGTGGGTGTCCATTTCCAGCCAAGGGAAGCGATGTAGGGCTTGTAGGTGGACTTGTGCACGCCATTGCGTGGGTTACCCCTCTTCCTCTTCAGCCGCTCGCTGCACATCCTGACCCCAAGGGCATCGTAGACTTCCTGGTAGGAGATGCCTGTTGCAATGGCGATGGCACGCACCACGCAGTCATCGGATTTACCTTTGTAGTTGGCTTTGGCTCGACCACCGTCATTGTATACAAAGTTACCCACCATCAAATCTCCTGTCTGGGTTAAGTCTTCATTTCGGAGACTAGCACAGGTGGCTTAACGTTGTCAACTACTTTTGTAGCACCAGAAACCACAGCCGAGGCAAGACGTTCAATATCAGTACAAGCGACTAGGTACAAATAGTCTGCCCTCTGCGCTAGGGCTATAGATTGTTCTAGCTTGATTGTAGCAAAGCGCACTTCGTGAGCGAGCAGTCGTTGCTCAAACTCATCGCCGTCAATATTATCTGCAAAATTGGTTGCGCGCTCCTCTAGGTATTTGGCCAGATTCTTTGCATTTATACTTGCTTCCATATAGGCGACACTGACATCGACTAGCGTCTTATTAATTACAGAATCAGGTAGATTTTTCATTTTTCTTGTCCATTGGAAATAATAGCCCGGTCTAGTAGGCTAAGCATGTCTGTGTGGGTAGTACTCGGATCATCATTAAAGGCCGAAAGCGTTCTGTGCGGATCGTGGTTAAAATCCGAAATCGAAAAGAATGGCTTGGGAATCTGTTCTTGGAGGGCTTTGTAATGTGCCACAGCTCTCCCACTCCAAATCGGTGCTTGACCGATTACAGGTGAACTCACTTTTCGATAGGCCCCCATAATACAGAAAGATACTGCATCTTTTGGGTTGACCATTGAGACAGGTTCCCCATTTACGTCCCTGGCGTATGTGCGACGTGTCCAGTTTTCTGGCTTATCAAGCAGAGCCCTCATTTTTTTTAGAATCTCAAGTGTAGTCATACTCATACAACTAGTATAGCGGAAATGTGCCGGTGAAGGGGTCTATGTGGCTAGACAAAATCGGCCCTACAGCCAGGGCGGTGTAGCTTCCCGGCACAACCTCAGTCAGGCCCTCATCCTTAATGATGGCAACAGATAGGCCAGCGTGCACCAAATCATAGTGCAGGGCAAGTAAGGTATCTTCGTTAGGAGTGGCGAGTACGATTTTGGTAATACCCTCATCCCACCAGCGGTTTACTTCGTCAACGTGAGTAAATACAATCTTTAGGTAGGCGTTTAGGGAGGCATGAGCCACCTGGGCAGCCATCTTGCCATGTGACATGTTGAGACTGCGTGAGACTACAATAACTTGCTTTACTTTGTCCATAGTTACCACACCTCTTTGCCGTTTTCGTTATAGTAGGACGAATAATCGAAGTCACCACCGTTACAAGGTGGGCACTGAATCTCTACCAGTGTAGCAGTGGGGGGATCTACATAGGCAAAGCGCTCTACTGCCAGAACCTTTGAGCACTTTGGGCACCTTAACACGATCCAGTCCAAGTTCAAGCTCAAGTGTATCCTCCTAAAGCACCGCTGCGTTGGCCTGCTCTCACCCGCCAAGTATCTGAGGCTGTCCTAGTAGAATATAGCGTAGGACGAGGCGATAGACTTGGCGGGCAGGAGCCTGGATCAAGCAAAGGTTACTGTTTCATTAAATTGGTGGAGCTTGTCAGGATCGAACTGACCACCTCCTGCGTGCAAGGCAGGCGCTCTACCAGATGAGCTAAAGCCCCTTATCTAATTACTCTGAGAGGTCAGATTTCTAAAGTGTTACAAAATTGGTCGGGGAGGTAGGATTTGAACCTACACTATTCCTGATTCCAGATCAGGTGGTCTACCAGATTGACCGACACCCCGTTTGTGGTGGTCCGTCTGCTCGAACCAGCTCTATAACATTCACTTGATACTCCCTAGTAGAAACGCACCTAACTTTGCCTTGGGCTGAGCGCCGCACGAGCGGGCCACTTCCCCTCCACCCTGGAACACCAGGAAGGAGGGAAGGCTAAATACCGTGTAGGCCTCTACGATGCCCTCTGACATCTCGTCTACTTCGACCGTAAGAAAGGTCATCTTGTCGGACATCTCTGCCTCAAGTGAACTATAGGCGTGCTCCATTGCCTTGCAGGGTTCACACCATTTGGCCCCAAACTTAACTACAACCGGCTTGAGCTTGCTACTAACGATCACATCAGCTGCCCAGCTAAGCTCGTCTACTTGTTCCACGTTGCCTCCTGGCTCGCGCTCTGGCTCAAATACCTACGGTCTTTGAAAACACCCTGCTCTTCAAACAGCTCAACAACTTGATTACTAGCTAAGGAAGCTTGGTGTTTTAGCCAAGCATGCATCTCTTGCTCTGACTCAAAAATGGGTTGCGTGTGGTATCTCATATACTACTCCTATAGCGCATCTTTGAAGTGGAGCTGCCGAGAGGACTTGAACCTCCATAAACTAGTTTACAAAACTAGGGCCTTACCAATTAGACTACGGCAGCAAAATTGCAGCCCGAGAAGGAATCGAACCTTCCACACATAGGATTTGGAATCCTTGTCGCCATGCCTTGAACATGCCGGGCTGTAAAACACTACTCAATAAGACCGGCCACCCCCACCCGGCTCTGGGCAAAGTCAGCTGAAGCAGCTGCGATCATTGCAGCCAACACCGGAGCAAAGGGGGCAAGCTTGCCGTGGTCATAGTCACTAAGATATTCACCTTTAGGGGTGTGGATACCTAACATTTTGGTGAGACACGCAAAGGCTTCCGTTGCGTGTAGGTTAGAGATCATTGAGGCGTGGCGCATCGGTCTATCGGTGGTCATTTGTGTTCTCCATAACTAGTATAGCGTATCTGCTAGAAAGGCGTAAATGTCACCGTGACACGGGAGTGGAGCACACCAGCAGCCAAGGGTCTTACCTTTCAGGTGCCTCAGTAGAGATACAAACACTGGCTGGTTAAATAGCCACTGCTTATGTTTTGCAATGACCTCTTCGCGTGTGCCGTCTCTACCAATTACAAAAGGGTTACCAAGAGGTCCTGTGCGATCAATGAGGATATCGTAAGGCTCTTTCTTACAGTGGACAACTCTAGTAGCCATTACATTCTTCTTCGATGATCTTATGGAGCCGCTCGTAGCCGAGCTTCCAGCACTCTAGCTCAGGTGTCCTATTCCTTCCTCTAACACAGGCAGACTCCATGATAGAAACACTAGCTCCTTCACCGAGAGCCTTGTAGAGCCACCCACCCTCATAGGGACTGATAGATATCTTCCTGTTACAAATATGACAACAATAGCCATCTAAACTCTGATCCAATGTACACCTCAAAAGAGCGGGATAACGGGCTCGAACCGTTGAAAGCAACTTGGAAAGATGCTGTGTTACCAACTACACTAATCCCGCGATGAGTGGTAGTACTTCTCCCGTTTTCTTGTGATTCCTGGCGTTCATATTTTGCATCTTAATGTAAGTAGACCCAGAGGGATTTGAACCCCCATCTCCCCGGCGATCTGCCGGATAAAAGCTCGGATTATAAGTCCGGTGCCTTACCAGATTAGGCTATAGGTCCAAAATGACTTAAATTGGTTGGGGAGGAAAGAATCGAACTCTCATTAAGGGATTCAGAGTCCCCCGTCCTACCGTTAGACGACCCCCCATTATTTAGTAAATATACACATCCCCAACTAACATCCACCTCTCACGTCTAATCTTGATATTGCCAACGTCAGTCTTGATCTCTACCTTGTCTTCACCGTTAGGTGCAAAGATAAGGTAGTCAACGTCGTGCAGCCCTACGTTACGATGGATTACGCCACTATATTCGGCTGTACGGGTGATGGCTCTAACAATATCACTTAGCTCCATTTATTGACCTCGTACCTGAGTCCAAAGAGGCACTTGACTACCAAGAAAACGCCTAGTACCCACAAAAAATACCAGTTACGGTTATAAGCGCTTGCCAGTAGATTGACAACAACAAGAATTAAGTCAACCCAATCAAGTCCGAATACCACATACAGTTCTTTCTTCATCAGATACCAGGATCCTTTTCAGGTAGTTCACCAAAACGTTTAACTAGGTAGCGACACATTGCTACGTCACAAGTAAGCTCATCGAATCCCTTTATGCACTCTTCTCTTACTCTAACTGTGACATCAAGGAATTCACTTGAGAGGTCTTTTTCCAGGCAGGCATGGATAATGGCTTTGGCCGGTGCCTGCCTGACGAAAGAATTGGGTGAACCACAACTAGCTGCTAGAAATCCCAACAGAATCAGCATCTTCATGTGTAAACGCCCTTGGATCAATGATCCACAACTTCCTATCAGTACGTATAGCGTACCTCAAACAAGATTCAGTCCCACCTGGGGTGGAGTTGTAGCACGCTACTAGTATATCGCAGTTATCCACAATGGCTTGATTGCGAATGTGCATACTCTTTACAGTGTAGGGTCCGGGAGACAGGACTTTAACGCTCTCAGCCTGTTTAAGGAGAGAGTTATAGTATTCCTGGGCCTTGGCAGGCCACTTAGCCTCCTGCCCATCACAGGGCACGTACGCCACGAATGGGATGCCTAGATAGATACAGGCCTGGGCAACCCACTGATCGTAACCAAGCGCCATGCCTGTAATTACCTTGCTTGGCTTAATCTCGTCAAGGATATCCTTGGTTTTGATCATTACATAACGAAAAATGGGGTTGCTGGGCAGGTCTAGACCAGACATACCTAGCTTCTCAGGACGATGACCTGTGACACCAATAACTGACACAATAAACCCCTCTGGCAATTCAGCGTTGCTCGGCGAACCATAAAACATAGGTGCAATCTGCTTCTCTGAAAAGCCGGCTAGTCCACACCCAATCCTAGTTACCTGAAATCTCAATTCAGGATGCTGTGTGGCAAAGGCCTTAAACCTTTTTACTGAAGCGGCGATCTCTTCAAGGCTAAGGGCTTGCGTGATTTGCGCGTTCTTAGTAGGGATACCATAGCTCTGACCCTGTAGCCCTTCAGCTTGACCGTAAATTGCTCCATGATTATCTAACGCAAAACGCGCGGCACCCGCTCCGTGTCTACCGGCTAGGTTAGAGCCGAATACAAAAATCCTATCGTCTCCACTCTGCTTCACAGCTTCATCCTGGTCAGGGTACCCTCAGCATTGGAATAGATCACGAGTTTGACACCGTACTTCCTCAGGTACGTCTCACAATTGTTACAGGGCTTTGCGCTTGCAAGTTTTCCACCTGGGGTAACGCGGATAGACCATAGCTTGGTGCCTTCGCGGTGGTCGGGCCAGAGCTTGCCCAGTGCATTCACCTCGGCGTGTATCTCGCCATGATTGTATCCAGTAGCCACCGTAGCACCACCACGCTGTACAATCACAGAGTGGAAGGCGTACTTGTGCTGGCTACGGGTAGCCGACAGTTTTCGTGCGTGTCTGATAGCTCCTGGCTCCATGTCTTCTCTATAGCGCAGTTCTACAAAATGTTTTGTAGGTCGAGCAACATGTCGGTAATCCTTGACAATCCGTCTTCGATGTGCCCTACTGGGAGGAGGCGTGTCTTTGCAATCATCTCAATAATGTTGTCTACATGCTCAAGCTGCACCTTTCGCTCCTGGATACGCTGCTTCAGGTAGACCGCACCATCGAGTAGCTCGGCGTAGGCGTCTTCCAGCGACCTGCGACCGTTGAAGGGCTGTAGAGCCATTCCGTAGCGCTTGACACCTACCTCGTGCCTTTCGTGCATGTCCTTGATGACCGCGTCCCATACAGGCGGTAGGGTGTTCTTGATAGGCGGTGGCTGGTCGATGGAGGAAAAGGTATCTGGAGAAAAGGTTTGGCTCATAAAATGACTATAGCGCAGATTCCTTTACGATGGTGATACCATTCGTGTAGGAGGGGACACGGTCTAGGAGACTTTGTGGAGCTTTAATGTGTACAACGTAACCTAAGTCGGTAAGGTGAACGGCGCAGTAGTAAGGCCGTGACGACTGGGCTTCCAACAGTTTGATGAGCGCATCGCGTACACCACGGGCACAAGGAAGCGATGGAAAGGACTCAGTGATCATGAACATACTACTCCTATAGCGCAACCAAAAGGAAAAGGCCACCCAGGGCTTCCCCAGATGGCCTTTTCCTTGGAAGGGTTAAACACTTAAATTAGGGCATTGAGTTTGCGCCAGCGCCTTCTACGTTGGAAACAGGCGATTCGTCTGAGATGGAGAGGCCGATGAAGTTGACCGTAATTTCCTGCATCTGGCGGTGGCTAATACTAGTTGAGTAGCCCTGGCATTTGCAACCTACAACTGTCATAATTGGTTTAGCAGTAACTCGGTCGTAAATGGTTATTGTAACGTCATCTTGTGTTAGGAGGTTATTTACAAAAGGTACGTTGCCACCTGTTCTGGCATGGGGACCTGAATCTAACACGCGCCAGCCGGAACAGGATACCGACACTGCTTCTTGAGCAGTGTAACCTAGTTCAGCAGGTCCGAGGCGACCTAGAATGAAAACTGGGCTAACGTCATACACTAATGAGTACGACACCTGACTAAAAATGCCAATACTCCTACCACCAATAGCGATGATGGCTCGTGCGCCATGCATCACTTTATTGCTAGTATTGTTGCCTGTGATCGGTGGGATAGCCATTGTTTTTATCCTTTACTTGTTACTGAGCCTGAATACCGGTCTGGCTCACTTGTGAAACAAGGAAGTTGATCGGAATGAAATAAATTGCACCGGCAAGCTTAACTTCAAGACTTACAATAAGAGCGGGTCCCGCAATCTTAACTACGATATTCTTATATCCAGCTGGCGCGTCGTCTGAACCTGCGATTAGCTTTAGACGGAGAAAGTCGTTCATAATCCCCTGTAGAAAAGACATTGCAGCAGTAGCCGATACATCAGCGATTGACTCGCCTAGGAAAGCGTCCTGCATACGCTTTGCTGTGGTAAGAGCAATAACGTCAGCAACGTAAATAGCCTGCACGCTATTGAATACAAAGTTATTGTCCTTACCATACGTGGTCTGATCTGATTGCCACTTCCAGGGCCCAGACTCTGACTTGTAGATAGGCATCAGGCCTGAGTTGAGTGCAGTTTCAGTATTGCTATCGCTCTGGTCTGAGTAATCACCGGCTGCTTGTAGTGCGCCAATGATGTTGATCCCCTTGTTGAAGATCGCTTTATAGAAAGCAGCTGCCTGCATTCCGGCTGCAACTACGGCACCCATCCATGGGGCGTACTGGTTAATGTTACCAAAGCTATCAACGTTCTTAACGTCCTGGAACACCATTGAGCAGCGGAAGGAAGCAATGTTACCAGCTGCAAGCTGGGCATTGGCAAAGGTATCCTTCTTGCTTAGGAAGGCCTGACGATTCTTGCGACGCTTTAGAGTTGATAGAGCTAGAACGTGACCGCGTGCGTATGCATTGATCGAATCTACCGTATAGCTAGAAGTCGGGTCAGTTAGACCAAGTGAAACATCTAGTCCGAAGTCTCTTGAGAAAAGAGGGACCAGGAAGTTGCCACGGATCTTTTCGCATGCATCAATTGCACCTGTAACGTTCAGGTTTGAGGTACCACCCCTGAGCCCGCCAGTAAGATAAACAGAGGTAGCAGTAAGTCCTGGTAGACCAATAGCCGAAGGAACTGGGGCAGTGGAGGTACCGGGTAAGCCAATACCAATCTGAACCGTCTGGCTTCCTGCGCCTAACTTGGTGAAGAAAGCGTATCCATCCTTCTTGATACGACCGTTCTGTGCACCAAATACAGTGACAATGTTGACTCCAGTTACAGTATCAAGAGTGCTGTACTGCGGAGTGCTCGTATTGGTGCTAAGAGTAACGCAAGGCAGTTGGCCGAGAGTCACTGTTCCTACAGAGCAGGAATACCCAGTCTGTGCATTGATGAATGCAGCAAGGTCGTTGAGGGTTGCAAAGTCTTTTAGGTTTAGTGTAAGACTGATACCTGCTCCACCTGTAACGGTAGTGATTAGCTGGATGTTGTTAATAGTCAGCGTAGCGGTAGTACCAAGATAACCAATCTTGAGTGCGATATCTCCACCGGCTGTAACGATATCTGAGATACCGTCAATCTGACGAGTAACAGTTAACGTTGGCTGGTATTCGGTAAAGCTACCCAATGAAGTAGGGGCTGCTGCTTTCGATACCCAAGTAGCTTGAGTAACTGTACCTAGCTGGAATACGTTACGTGAGAGTAGATCGGTTCCCGAAGTTAGCTCTGCTAATTCTAGACTCTTACCAATACCATCGACTGCTGCACCAGCTGATAGAGACAGAGACATTGGCTGAAAGGTGCGGAAGTTAGTTAAAAGAGTTAACGTAAAGGCAACGGCAGTGGTAGGAGCAGTCACAGTTCCTGGAGTACCAAGATAATCTGAAATCTTGGTTGCCGTAATGGTAGTAGCAGTAGCTGCCGTAACAATCCATCCACCACGGTTAGCAACCGCGAAGTCAATTTGGGTATAAAGCGAGTCACCTACAAGAGGCGTAGTATCCCAAGCTGCCTTACCAGTCAATGTAAAGACGGTTGCGTTTGCAACGGCTGCATTGACTGCTACTGCGGGCGCCCCAGTTAGGTTAGCTATTGAGCCGCGATCTCCACCACCGGCTCCTGTGATGCCAGTTAAGCCAGAGAAAAAGCCAGCGACCTGGAAAGGAAGAGAGCCAGCGGCAATACCTAGCACCTGAGGTGAGCCACCGTTTACAACAACATAGACGTAGAGCAGACCGGCTGAAGGGACCCAAGTGAATAGACCGGTAGTGGGGACAGCTTCGGTAACGTTAGGGTTTACTGCAAGATAAATTAAGTTACCTAGCTTACCAAAAGACTTATCAGCGATAGTAGCATATGCGCCACCACCTACTTTAAGTAGAGCAGCTGAGGCGCGAGAAGGAACATTGGTCTTAACAAGGAAAATCTTGGAGGGGTTACCAGTAATACCGGGATCGTTAGCGGGACGAGAAGCTGCCTTAAATGCGTCTACTAGTGGTCCACTCTTATACTTGGCAATTACGTCAGTTGACTGGTCGGGACCAAAGCCGTTTAGTGTAATGTCGCTCTCTAATGTATAGTCAGGACCGGCATCTGCTTCACCAACAAGCATAACGACGCCGTTTGCTGACAGGCCGCTGTTTGCGGTCTGCACAGCGATCGAGGGATACGCACCCGGAATAGTAAGCGTAGAGCCAGTAGCTGTTACGTATGATTGTGCCATTTAAGTCTCCTAACTGTATGATAGATTAAGTCTCTTACTTACTTTATTGGAGCCTTAAGGCCTGCTGGTTTGGGTGGCACCTTGATACCAACACCTGGGATCTTAGGTATGCTATTTCCTGCTGAAGTAAACTTACCGGCAGGCATAAAGCTTGAATAATCGGTATGAGGCTTTGCAATAACGCCTGGAATCTTAGGAGGTGGTGTGGCTTGAGCTTGGTGAGCTGCATGAGCGGCTGCGTTGGCATGAAGCTTCATGCCACCATCAGCTGGCATAGCGGCCTTTTCCATTTCACTGTCAGCTAGATACTGTCCAGGCATCCCTTTTGCCCTTGCTGGTGACTCTTCTTTCTTGACATTTTTGGTATATCCACTGGCTGACATAGATGCCTTTTCCATTTCACTGTCAGCTAGATACTGTCCAGGCATACCTTTTGCCTTGGCAGGAGCTTTACTCACTTCGTCTTTCTTGACATTTTTGGTATATCCACTGGCTGACATAGCACTCTTTGCCATAGCGGCTTGAGTAATTAACGCAAGGCTTGAACGCTTTGGTTCAAACAGCTGGGCAGAGGAGGCGGAAGTACGTCCAGACTCGAACAAGGGAGCTATTGGACCAGCACTACCAGAAGGCCCTCCACCCTGCGATGTGGTGACGGCAGGAGAAGAGGCGGCTGACGGGCCAGCCGTGTGGTCGTCAATCGTTGCACGGGGCTCTAGGGCGGTTGCAGCCCCTGTCTGCTTTTCCTTGAACATGCCCGGTTCTGCCTTCATAGCTGGCATACCAGGAGGCTTAGGCATCCCGCCGGCTGCTGACTTAGGAGCTACAGAGGGCTTTGACATAGGAGGTGCCTTTGGTGCCATACCTGTTCCACCAGCGGGTGGCTTAGCCATAGGTACAGTTGCCTTGGTGATAAGGGGATTACCACCCTGCTTATCGCCAAACGGTGCCATCTTTGCTACCGGCTTAGGCTTTTCTGTTGGCTTAGGGGTAGGCTTTCCTGCCTTTGGATCCATAAAATCAAATGGGGCAGCCTTGCCAAACACCTTGGGCTTACTTGTCCCAACAGTTACTTCACCTGAGCCATCTGATTCAATAACCTTTGACTTCTTATCGCCCGGTAGAACACCAACAGGCTTATGGGCTTCCTTCAGACGCTTGCCCGGTTCTGCCTCATGGTTACGATCAATAAATTCTTCCTTCTTAATTTTTTTACTGCCATCAGAGTTATGGGTTCCACCTGGACCAAACCTATCGCTATAATCACGCATAGAAGCGCTATGATTGGTATCTCCATAGGTACCACCACACTTGCGGCATGTCTCGGCGTCTTTGTGGTTATTGGGCTTATCTGGAGTAGGACCCCAGCCCGCAGGGATAGGTGTAAATTCATGTATAGCTGGACGTCCTTCTTCCTTCTTAATATGCTTTGGAGTGCAGCTGCCTGAGTGTACCTTAGTGCAGCCAGGGCACAGCTCGCGCTTAGACATCTCAGCACCTAGCTCACTAAGCGCTAGGTCGTTGCCGTCCTTCTTGACTTCCTTTGGCTCAGAGGAGATGCCATTTACTGGATGGTCGGTCCACTTACGTCCTTTGCAACCACAACGCCATTGACCTGGATTGCCGTCTTTAATCTTCCACTGGACAGACTTATCGCAATGAGTACAGGTGGTGAGGGGAGCTTGGTGACCTGGACTACCTGACTTTTGTAGCTCTTTATTGCGTAGCCCAACTAGAATATCTTTGTAGCTTTCAATGCGATGGTTGAGCATCTCAACGGTGCTCTTTCGGATCTCATCTACGGTAACGTCACGGTTACGCTCAGAGATTTCTTTTAGCGATTTGGTCAGTTCAACAATAACCTCAATCGGCGTATAAGTCTTATCCATAATTTATTTAATCCTGTCCCTGTGACGCACGGTTTGCTTAACTCACTCAAAGATTGTCACTCTAAGGTCTTTTCTTAAGGGTATCGTTAGATCCTCTTAAACCCAATCCAGCCCCTTCACGAGCAATCGTACTAAGAGCCGTTTCAAGTGGTACTTTATGAGAGTGTGGATAATAGCCTTCACCAGATGGTTCAGTAAACTGACCTGTCACGGCCCGGTGTACTGCATCGTGCATCACAGTATTCAGTTCTTTATGGAAAACATCGTCGGGTATAGTGACACCTAGCCTACTTGACAGCTCGCGTTGTTTATGAGCTGCTAACCATTCCCAATGTACTGCTCTCTGTGCTTCACGAATAGAGCGGTGGGTGCCTAGCTTACCGATACGTCTACCTTCACCGTACATCGTATTTATTTGTGGGTAGGTTAACGCATGGCTTAGCTCGTGTATCTGCCTCCAGCCGTCTGTGTAGTCTTTTTCCCCGAAATCGCCGCCGCTTTCGGGAGTAGGATCGTAAATCATTAAATGTTTGGTGTTGTAATTACGGTTTGCTAAATCAGGCTTACCTAACTTACCACCCGCGTAATAGGTAGAGTAGCCACGGTCTTTAACCATTTGCTGAATCTGCGCCAATTTATTGTGATATGGATAGTGGAGTAGGTTACTTTTAGTTCCAGGCTTAATAGTTCCATAAGGCTCAGCAAATTTAGCGTATGTATGAACACCTACAGGCGCTGCTTGATCGTTTTGATGTGGTATGGCACCATCAGTATGTGGATGTGCCGCATTGGCTCTAACTGTAGCCATATCTTGTTTGTGTAAAAATGGGGACATATGGTGTGAGGTATGACCGTCATGCCAAGCATAACCATTTGGGTGAATGCCACCTGGACGCTGTACCAGTGAATCAAGCGTCTTTTTTAGTGTTGCCTTAGTCAGCCCCCTTGACTCTTCAGACTCTTCAGAGGGTTTGAATGTGCCGGGTGTATCTAGTTTTTTAGACCAATCAAAAACTAGAGATAGGTGTCCAGACTTGTCAGGTAAAGTAGTGAAGTTGTCTTCGGGTGGAGTTTTATGGACATTAGTCTGAGGTAGTGAAGGGTGATGTTTACCTTCATCTGCCCCGTTGGTGAATATAAATTCGTGCTTGCCACCCTCTGAATAAATCACTGCTTCTTGACCGAACCTTTTGCCAAGGTGCTGTAGCTGGTGACGGGTTGGGTTATATACAGTAAAGCTGTTCTCTGGCTTACCGTTATAACGACCAGTAGTCCTATGATACTTAAGCCCCATACGATCTAGTTGGCGAGCTAATCCCTCATTGCCAGTAACATCTTCTTTGTTGTAAATGGGTGACTCGGCGGTGAGCAAACCAATGCTACCATTAGCAAATAGGGGATGATTGTCACGCACAGAAGCTGGTGGTGTGACTAAATCCCCTTTGCGTAATGTGTAGAATTTTACCATGATATAAAGATTGTTACCCCACTGAGTCGATTATATCAAGATTTCCAATCCACGAAACATTGTCTGGATCGGTGTCGCCCGGTAGATTTCCCGAACCAGTTATTGTAATGGGCCCGACCGTAACGCCTTGAACTGTGGAGGTGATATCCTTTGGCCAGAACTGACGTACTACTCCAGACAGGGATATAAAGCGTTCGTACACCAGCTCACTTTCGTAGCTGGCATCTACTTGCGGAGCAGAGGAAGAGATAGTTGACCTCTCAAATCCGCGCGCCTCAAATAGCCTCTGTTTATAGCGTAGTAAGGCAAATACTAGAATGCTGTGCAGGTAGATCAGCTGAGTAAAGTCAGTATTGACATGACAACCAATCGAATACGTCTCTTTCATTATGGTGCTTTCCAGTGGTAGCTTATACATAGGGGGCGCTCCCTGGAGGGTCACGTTATTCATGTTGAAAACTGTGTTGGGCGTAATGTCAAAAGAGGAGATGCCACCGGGCTGGTTGTCAGTACCTGACACGTCATTGTATACATCTATAATCGGATATGTAGTTCCTTTGATGTCAACCAGTAGCATCCCAGGGGCCAATACGATGCCAGCCAAGTCCGTCTTCCTAACCAATACCTTGCCTGTTTTGTAGTTGTAACCAGTAGGGGTAAAGGGGCCAGCTAGGTTAGTCGATTGGTCAAGGTCGATAGTGGTTTCGTAGTTCACGTCAGCTAATGTTGCCTCTGAGGTTTCAGAAGACTCCTCTAAGGCAATCGAGATGCACGGCATACGTGCAGCATCTATACGAGGTGTGATAATAACAGGGATATCAGTAGTTGCAAACCACTTCTTGGCTCTATCTATTTCTCCATCACCATACTGCAAGAAGGTGAGTGGATCCTGGGGCAAGGAAATAAAAACATAGTCAAGTAACCATGGATTAGCACGTAGGTCGTCTAAGGCTGCTTTGATAGCAGTGCGAATAATAATATCTGATTGAAAAATACCGTAAGTTGAAGACATATTATCGTGTTACCTTAAAGTGGGGCCTGCGTGGAATAACATTTTGTATACGTGGATTAACAGGTAGGCTAACAACTGAGGTTGGGCCTGGGGCATAACCGATAATGGCAGCCTGAGTAGAGATTGTTGCCGATACTGCTTCATTAAGCAATGCAGAGGCTGAAAGAGGTACTCCAGTAACTAATAATCCGCTTCCACTAAGTGAGGAAAGGTTGGAAGCTGCCAGGGGTGCCGGGGCAGAACTAATAGCCGCAACTACTGTTTCTAGTCCGTTACTGGAAGCCGTTAAGTTAACTCCAGTAAACAATAATCCACTTCCATTGAGTGAGGAAGCGTTAATGGCTGCCAATTGAGAAGCGACTCCATTGATAGCGGCTGTGCCTACTTCTAGTCCGTTACTGGAAGCTATCAGGCTTACTCCAGTGGCTAACAAGCCGCTTGAGTTAAGGGCCATAAAGCCAGCCGAGGAGAGAAGTGTGCTAGTGATTATAGTCCCCGAACCAGTTAATCCGCTTGAATTTGCCCCTACCAAAGCTATTGAAGTAGAGAGAGAGCTGCCGATAGTTTCTAAAGCTGTCGATGACGCTACCAGAGCCGCTGAGATCCCAGCTAGTACAGCGCTTCCAGTCATAGAGCTGGAAGCTGACGAAATTAACGTTATTGAGCTGATTAAGGCTGCCGCCCCTAGCGTGGTACCAGTACCCGGAGCAAGCAAGCTAGGGGAGAGGGAGATCAAATTCGCTGTCACAGCGAGTGCTGAGGTGTTGGTGGAGCTTAACAGAACAGAGGTAGATAAGCTGGAATTGACACTGAGTAATAGGCTACCGATAGCATTTAACTGAGTTGAGGTGGATAGAGAGCTAGCGCCAGACTCAGTAAGGGTGCCGTTTGCAGATAGAACTGCACCTACTGGGCCGGTAGACAGGGCAGCCGTATTTAGCTCAAAACCAGAGCTAGACGCAGCAAGTGTGATTGCTGTACCGAGAGAGCTTAGCCCTGACTCGGTACCCAAACTGGTCGCAGCCAAGACTATTGAGCTGACGAGGCTAGATGTTGAGGTAAGCTGTCCCAACCCAACAGAAGATAGAGGTATCGCGGTTGATAATCCAGCAAGCCCCGATTCAGTGCCAGTTGCAACTGCCGAAATGTTAATGGGTAAAACAGCTAGCCCAGAGCCAGTTTCGGTTCCGGCAGCAACTAAAGGAATGCCGGTGGTGATTGAGGAGGTTGACGTTACTGTTCCAGTTCCAGCCGCTATCAGGTTGGCACCGGCACTGCTTAGTGTAGCAATTGCGGCTAATGAGTGGTTAATGTTGGTTGTGGATCTAAGCTGGTGACTTTTCTCTATGTATCGCCAAAGACCTGCGTTGTGGCATCCTGCAATGGCAATTAAAAATTGCCCATCGTCTGTGACGGTAAGCGTTTTTCCGCCGTTGTTCATTGCGGTAGGAATACTAGTAGTCCACGTTGACGTAGTGTTCCAAACAGTATCAGACGACCTTAAAGCGCGTTGCCCGCGAGGCGGGTTTCCGCCCTGGTTTGGGAATCCGCTTAACGACACTAAATAATCGCCAAAAATAGCAACTTCACTTGAGCCTGTTGTTGTTATTTGCGCCCACGTCGCGCCGTAGTCGGTGGACTTCCAAATACCAGAAGCAGCGCCTTGTTGCGCTCCTGTCGGCATGTAGATCACACCAGAAGAACCGAGCACTAAAATTTGCTCGACACCGTGATCATGGCCACCGGAACCAAGGACCAAAGTCCAGCTTGTACCTGCGTTAGTGGTGCGGTAAACGCCACCCGTGACTTGTTGCACGGTGCCAGTCGTGGGTGCTGCCGTCATCGCAGGCGTAACGGTGACGTGCGTTGCGTCTGGTAAAGCTGTGACCGTGTGGATTGTTCCGTCTGCCGTCACTAGAACTGAAAAGCCAACAATAAAGTTTGCCGAGGATGCTACAAGGAGGTTGGTTGTACTAGCGTTGGTGCCAGTGACCGTAGTTGAGACTGTGCTGACAGAAGCGTCCGATAGTGCGAGCCAAGTGTTTGCGTCTTTGCCCACAAAGAAAATATAAATTGAATGATTGCTGTTGTTGTTTGAGGCGTCAACGACAGGGCCTTTGTCGGCCCATGTATTACCACCATTGAACGATTCGTAAATGCGATTCAGCTGGTGATTGCCTGCAATGACGTGGAGTGGATTCGCTGGATCTACATCGAACATGTAGATGTCGTTCTCGTTAACAGAACCGCCAGCCACAGTCACGCGGCTCCACGTTACGCCACCATCGTCCGAGATAAGGCATCCAAGAGTGCCGAATCCAGAAAAAGTCAACAGGCGAGAATTTGTTAATGGATCTCTCTGTTGACTGGGGTTAATCGCGTGGCCCCACTGTCGGCCTTGGTTAACAACGCTAAGCGAGCCAACAACAATTTGCTTCCACGTAAGTCCGTAGTCAGTGGACTTCCAGACGCCTTGGTAATCGCTAAATAGCCAAAGAATGCTTGGGTTAGCAGGATCTACAAACACGTCCTGACAACCAAAGTTTTGAAGCGCGCCGCCAGTATTAACGTTGAGGCTAAAATCAGTAGGGGTAACGTCAACCCATGTATTGAGCGATGAAACAATCAGCTTGGCTGTAGCTGTACCTGACGCGGCGCAACCAGCAGTTCCGAGGGTAGGTAAAGAGGCGCTTCCTGATTCAAAGCCGGTACCGGGGGCAACTACCTGGACACTGGTCGAGAGGCTAGCGGTGCCTGACACACCCATTGAGCCTGAGGTAGATAAAACTGCGCCAGTGCTGCCGCTGGCAGCTACAATCGCCGCTACAAATAGGGTTGAGCGCCTACGTAGAAAAGCCATACGCTCACCTTCACCTTAGAATGACGCGAAAAAGTTCCACGTATCCTGGCCCCAACTAGAGGGCCTAGCGTGGCCTAAACCTACTATAGGACAATCAACGGTTCTAGACGCACACTGCGCGTACTCGTTGCAGACGCCGGTCGGGCTGCTCGCAGAGGAGCACTTGTTCAGCGCTCGGAACAGCTTGCTCGTGGTAATGAAATCTGGCGCCGAATAACCGCTATCGCCGCCGCTGGAGTCCCATGTAAATCGGACGGCTGGGCTGGTCGTGGTGCAACTGCCGGATGAGTAGTTGAGGAAGTCTCGATAGTCGCTGCTCGCCCCCGGCTTGGAAATGAACTCGTCCGAGCAGCTCGCCACCGACACGGCGCGGATCACGTTGCCACGAGCGCAGGAAAGGTCTGTGACTTGATCGCAGCCCCAGGAGAAACCT